ATTTACTTCGAATACGTAGAGCAACAGATAATTTAGAAAGATTTATATATCCAGATTTTGAAGGTAAAATATCTTATTCTTCTATAGCTTCCCCAAGTATAAATACTTCGTCAACTGAAACATTAGGACAGTTTTGCGAGGGAACTAATTGTTTTATTGTAGCCTGGGCAGATCAATCTGGAAACGGAAATAATTTAGGTCAAAGTACTGCGGCAAATCAACCACAAATTACGACAGCAACGTCTGGACTAATAATAAGAAACAGACTTCCCTCAGTAAGATTTGATGGAACTAATCACCATTTATCAGGTAGTATAAATATATCAAGTATTCCTGTCTCCATTGCTGGAGTCTATAGAATTTCAAGTTCCTCAGGTACAAAGCATATATTAGGATTATCTGGAGCTTCTGATAATTTACACTTCTACATAAATGGTTCAACTCCCAGTATTAGAAGAAATACTGACACTGCCGTAACAACAAGTGGAAGTAGTATAAACTCACAAGATACAGCTTGTGTATCATTCAGCACAACAACTACAGGAAACACGGCTGGAGGAATAGTTATCATGGGGAATAATGCTACTTTCAGATCTCAAACGGGAGTTACAAATACTATAAATGCTATAATAACAAGTATCAACGTAGGAAGAAAAGATGGGTCAGCAACTAGTGAATTTTTTAGTGGGGAAATTCAAGAAATTATGATTTGGGAAAATTCAACGCAATCACTTTTTGCAGTAGGAGAGCCTACACTTCAAATGTTATCTGATTATTATAAAGTATTTTAAGCAAAATATATAGATACAAGATTTAAATTATATATTTGCACCAAAATGATTAAAAATGAATTACATAATCGTACAACCTGAAGCTGGATTTACTTCTCAAGAAAGAGCTGAAAAGATCTCAGAAGAACTTTTCAATATTTCTAGACCTCCACACGTCAAGAGTGAATCTGACGTTACAAAATATGTTTTTGGGTGGATTAAACACCCAGATAGTGACTTGCATGCGCTGCACGTAATTCTTGATTATGAGATTTACGTACATCCTGAGAACAATATTGACAATCTTGTAGATCTGTTCCCAGAAGTTTCACAAGCAGAGAAAGATCAGCTGCGTGCGTATATTGAAAACTCAAGTTCTGACGTATTTCAGTTTCAAAACATCATCCCATCTACTGCAATCGTAAGAGATCAAGCGTATATGGAGCAAGATGGTTGGTTCCCAACTGTAGAAGAATAATAACAATGAAATTCTTACTCTTTCTAATAGCTATTGTACTATTTATAATCTTAACTCCACTAGGTTTATTATTTTCTTTAATAACACGCCTATTTGTGTGGAGATTTAAGGGTTGGAGAAAGAAACTTGGGGAATATTTCTACATCTGCGCACTGTCAATTGACCAAACTGGGAATGTATTCTGCGCAGATTTGTTAGATGCGGCATTAATCCACAAGGATGCAGAATTTAAGTTTGGGAATCCTGATCAAACCATATCTGCAGTTTTAGGATACAATCAATATCACAAAACTTTAACAGGTGCTGGGAAATTACTAGTAAAAATACTAGATACATTTGATGAAGCTCATTGTGAATCAGCAATGCTTATGGATACGCTTATGAAGATAGCTGCGCATAGAGCAATAGAGGATCTTCACACCAAATTAATGCAATTCGAAGAAGAAACCAATAAACAAAAAGAAGATGAACTTAAGCAAAAACCTAACACTCGCAGAGGTAACAAAATCTCTAACCGCGAAAAGGCTCGGAATAGACAATACGCCATCAAAAGAAGAAATAGCAAACCTAAAACTAACAGCGGAGAAGATCTTTCAACCAATCCGTGATCATTTTAACGTCCCAATCTCTGTTTCTTCTGGGTATAGATGTAAAAAACTCAATAAAGCTGTAGGAGGTGCAAAGAATTCTGAACATATGGAGGGCCGCGCGCTCGATATTGATGTCGATGGTTCTACAAGCATCACAAACAAGGAGATTTTTGACTATATCAAGAACAATCTAGAGTTCAATCAATTGATTTGGGAGTTTGGAGATGACAATAATCCTGATTGGGTACATGTTTCGTATAGGGATAAAGAGAATAAAAAGAGAATTCTCAAAGCTGTACGGATAAAAGGAGAGACCTTCTATAAACCTATGTAATAATCAAATAATCAAATGAAAGACCGCAAGAAACTAAAAGATACTAAAGTAGGGCAGTGGTTAAAAGACAAAGCTCCACAGGTTCTAGATACAGTTGGGGAATTATTACCTGACCAAGGTGCTCTTGGGGTTGTAAAACGTTTGATTGATAAGGAAGATATCCCAAAAGAAGATAGATTAGAGTTTGAAAAGCTATTATTAGAACAAGAAAGACATGCTCAAGACAATGTTACAAGTAGGTGGGAAGCAGATATGTCTTCTGACTCTAAACTGGCGAAAAATGTCCGTCCTATTGCTCTTATTGCACTTCTAGGTCTGTATCTTTTACTTGCAATAACTGATTCTATAGAGTCAATTAGATTTGAAGTAAAAGAAGAGTATGTTAGTCTACTAGAAGTACTTGCATTAACCGCATTCTCTGCATATTTTGCAGGACGATCTATAGAGAAAGTGCAATACAAAAGAAAATCCTAATAACCATGACCCAAATTACCCAAAACCCCGTCTTCTCTAGAATTGTACACAGAGTAATAGCTATTATAGCTAGTTTATTCTGTGTATCTATTTTATTAGCTACATGTGCAACACTATCTGTAGCTCAAACAAATAGTCTAACAGAAAATGAAGACATTCTATACAACGAATGTGTAGTTATGGGTAATGAAGAAGATATACTCCCATTAGGATATTCTTCTCAGTACAATAGGACGTACAATGAGAAAGTAATTAACTGTGTTGTACATGTTCTGCATGACAATCAATATTTCCCACATAGCAATATTGGGTTAGAGATTATCGAAGAAGCACTTGATCAACTTAATGTAGATTTTGATTCAACTAATATTTCATTCAATTTAGTTAATACAACGTACACTCATCTTGGAACATTTGCTTGGGCAGATTCATACAGAGGAGGTAGCGGTGTTTGTTTCCCACAATACGGGACACAGATGGCGCAGTGGACTGATATGGTTAGATGGAATACTGCAGAATACTGCAATATCTATGTTGCTCCTGATTTCTGCTCGTCAATTCTTGGTTTTGCATGGGTTCTGTACCAACCTTGGTCAGATCTTGACGGGGTGTGGGTAGAAACAGAAGTGTTTGGGCTGAGTGGTCCGCATTTAACATTCAGATATGAGAACGAAACGCTGACTCATGAGATGGGGCACTACTGTGGTCTGCATCATGTGTTTAGAAATGGGAGCGGAACAGTATCAAACTGCGGACAAAACTTAGGAGATTGTGAATTCACAGGGGACTACGTGTGTGATACACCCCCAACTAAAGTTAGTTATGGATGTCCAGGTATCCCAGGTTATTACTGCCCAGCATCTAACTACAACAATGTATCATTTGCTGCAGATAATCATATGGATTATTCTCACGAGTTATGTAGAGATAAATTCACTCCAGGACAGATTGAACGTATGCATGCCATGCTTGAGTACCAGAGATCAGAGTTATTCTCAGATGATGTTTTTTGTTTTGGAGACCTAGACAATGATTGTCATGTGGGAACCTCTGATCTTCTGGTTATTCTATCTAATTACAACTGTGAAGGATGCACTGTTGGGGATTTAGACTTAAATTATATAGTAAATTCATCAGATTTACTATATTTACTGTCTGTATATGGACAAACGTGTGATTGTGGGTTTGTTATGACCCCAATACAACACATGAGAAAGCCAGAAGACATACACGAATTACTAGAGTATTTAAATAACCACTAACCAAACCAACCAACTAAACCAAACCAAACACAATGGAAAATATTAAATTTAATCCTACAAGGGACTGGGTATTACTCCCTTTCCCCGATGTAAGTAAAACAGAGTCAGGAATTATTGTCCCAGCTAGTGCTGAACGCAACATGCGTAAGAATATCTTGAAGGTAATTAAGACAGGTCCTGATTGTCAGAAAGTAAAAACTGGGGATACTGTAATGGTGCACCCACAATCTGACGGATTGATTATTGAGATTCCCGAAGGGAAATTTGTTATGGTGAATGAATTTATGATATGTGGGATTATTCCTGAAGAATAAACATGAATGGAACAGTCACTATATCGTTGGAGGATTTTGATAGGTTAAGAAACGAGCACAGCGAGGTAGTTTTATTAAAGACTAAAACCTTTCAAGCTGCTAAGGAACTTGAAGTTTTTCTATCATTCTTAGTTACACGTGAGAATATAGAAGAATACTTAGATGAATTCAACTCTCAATCATCAACTTGTACAATTAAACTGGTTGATGGGAGGGCTAAAATTCAATTTACAGATAAGTCGTTTAAACCATAACCAAACTAACTATGGAAAAAGAACCAAACAAACTGAAGTTGTCTATCCCAACAATGGTGAGAAACTTTTCAAAAGAACTCTACCAATACGTAAAAGCAGGAGCGCCTGTAGTTCCAAAAGAACAATACGTAGATAGATTAAATACATGCCAAAATTGTGAGCATTTGCTGAGAAACAAGAGATGCGGATTGTGTGGGTGTATTGTTGAACATAAAGCAAAATGGGGAACTGCAGCGTGCCCCGATAATCGATGGGATGTAAATGAAAGTTCCAAAATACCTGAATGAGAAAGTTATAATACAAAGACTGGCTACAAAATATAATCTCCCCCTACATGTTGTCGAAGAAGCAGTATATTCTCAATTTGCATTTGTGGCTTCAACAATACGTAAGGGACAATTTGAATCTATTAGACTACCATATCTTGGGAAGTTTCATGTTAGGGGAGGCCGTCTTAATTATCTGAATAATGAAAGAACTGATAAACATTAGTGGAACTACAGTAATCCCATCTGCATATGTACTAACTATCCCAGAATTCAAGGATCTTAAGATCAACGAACTATCTGCGATATTCTTCTTTGAAGATTACAGATCTCCATATTTTGTTTATGAGGAAGAAGAGAGATGGGAAAAGATATCTAAAGACTTGAGTGTTAAACTCAATCCTAAAGTGCAGGCTGGGATTGATAAATACAAAGAATTATCTGAAACTTCTGCAATCAAATTATTGAAATCAGCAAAAGCATCAGTAACAAGTCTTGAGAAATACTTTAGAACAATTGACCTGACAGCTATAGATCAGAATGGGAGACCAATCAACCAGGCAAAAGATCTTGTAGCAAATCTTGGAAAGATTGCAGACGTTGTAGATGGACTAAATAGACTCGAAGATTTAGTCAAAAAGGAGCAGCAGAAAGACAACCCAAATAGAGGTGGGGTTGTAGTAAACAAGTATTCACAGTAATGTCAAAATTCAAAGACACAACAAGATTTTCAGAAGCAGCAAACCATTACTTAAAATACGGATACTATTGCGAAGCCCTTACGGGGACTAAAGAGTATTATGAGTATTGGGATGAGCAAGGAAAAAGATGTCTAGAAGGGTATGAATTAGACGGAGTTAGAATAACTGGGTACCACTATTTTTATTTGAATTTCTGCCCAATTGACCGAGCTGTAGATGATGTGATGTTTGATGGGACTAAGATCTCTAGACGTGAGAGAACATTCCCAGCATTCTACGACGGGGATTACAAGTATTTTCATGCAATAGATAGGGCTCGTAGAGAAAACAAACACATAGTAGTTCTAAAAGCTAGACGTAAGGGTTATTCTTACAAAGCAGGTTCTATGCTTGCACGGAATTATTTTCTAATACGTAACTCTAAAAACTACGTATTTGCTGAGCAGAAAGAATACTTAATTGGGGACGGGTTGCTGTCTAAGACTTGGGACTTCTTAAACTTCATAGACGATAATACAGCATGGACTCAACCACGTCTGCGAGATAGGGAGATGCACAAGCAAGCTGGGTATAAAAAGAATGTAAACGGGGCAGACGTAGAATTAGGATTAAAATCTCAGATACTTGGAGTTTCCCTAAAGGACAACCCAGACAAACTTAGAGGTAAAGCTGGAGAACTTGTATTCTTTGAAGAAGCGGGTAGCTTTTCTGGATTGCTTAAAGCATGGGAAGTTGCTATGCCTACGATGCGTCAAGGTTCTAAGACTCTTGGGACAATGATTGCATTTGGGACGGGTGGTGAAGAAGGAGTAGGATTTGACGGTATGGAGGAATTATTCTATCACCCTGATGCATACGACTGTTTAGCATTTGAGAACGAATGGGATCCAGGAGCAATGGGAACAACATGTGGTTACTTTGTCCCTATCTACGAAAGCTTAGATGGATTTATAGATGATGATGGAAACTCTTTAACTGAAGACGCTATAGCATTTGAAGAAGCACAACGTGAGAATAAAAGGAAGGGAAGTGATGCTAAATCTTATGATCAATATATTGCTGAACACCCATTTACTCCTCAGGAGGCTACATTACAGACTACAGCAAATCTCTTCGATGTTGCTTCCTTAAAA